CGCATTATTATTGATAACGAGACACTCGTAATTCTCGGTGCACTGGTCCATCACCTGACAAAAGCTCTCAAAAGTGGGGAACATACCCGCATAATTGTCGTAGATTCGTTTACGATTCGCAATATATGGTTCGCGGAGAATAAAAACGTAGTCGATATTCGTGCGGAGATTCGGGGGGATACCCAACGGATATTGCATTGTAATTACTAACATAATCTTCCAGTGTCTCCCGTTCATGAAGAGGAGACGCATCATCACGTCCTTCGTCCATTTATTATCATACAAGCAGTCATCCAAAACAACGAACGTCCTCGGGTCAATCGACGACTTTTTATATGTATCCATTTCTTTTTTCACTTGTTTTAGGACTGCTTTCTGGCGTTTGAGAATGTTCTCGATGATAGCAGTATTATACGCATCATGGATGAATAATTTCGGCACATGAGCGGCGAAAAAACCGTTTCCTGCCTCTGTTCCAGAGATAACGGTTCCAATTGGAATATCTTGGTGATGAAACATCAGGTCCTGAACGAGGAAACTTTTACCGGTATCACGACGCCCGATGAGAACGATAACGGGTCCCTTATTTTCATCAGGACGAAAGCTGATGGCTTTCATATCGAATTTTGCTAGCTCTAAATTCATCTATTATACCTTGGTGATACAAACAACATATATTTTTTTGCGACATTTTATACGAAGTATGAATACGATTATGAAGGCCGCCCGTTTAAAACCTATATAAAACTTCTATCGAAGAATCATATTATTATTGTTTAGGAAAATGACTACTACAACACCAAAATTCCAATTACACTATCGAAAACATAAATATACACCGGATCGGATTGAAATCGCAAAATTATATGATATTCAAAATTATATTCCTATTTATAACCGGTTTTTTGATATCAACGAGACAAATTATAACGGAATTCAGTTGAATCAAAAGTATTATTTACAAAATATTATTGAGCATCCGAGTGACGCAACAGATGATACACATTCTACTTCTCTAAATCATTTAGAAACCATAATTGGCGATGACGCAGGGAATACAACGAATATTCCGATATTTGTGAAATATTCACCGTTATTAGATCCGATCCGATATTTGTCTGGAAAATACGAAACACCAGCAACAACAATAACCGCAGATGGTAATTCTACCACACCCAAAACCTCGCTTCCTAAATATAATTCTACACCGGAAAACTGTGAAGAAAAAATGTTGAATATGAATAATTCATCGTATGTAGATGGATTTTTTTCATATTTGACAAGTCGTGCTCTTCATACGCACGGTGTCGTCCATGGTCTAGACTACTATGGTAGCTATCTTTGTAAGCAACGCGAATTTTCAACAAACGTATTCGATGATATTGATTATTTGGCGGATTGTTCCTTTTTTAATACATATGAAAACCAGCGATTTACGATAGATTATTCGCAGTTTGGTGATGATGAATCCAGTATGCGTGATCATAAATGGCTGAAACTGCGAAACAAGTTGAATCCCGTATTACACACCGGTAATAAACCCATTACAATCCTTGAAGATGTTGTAGAATTTGAACCGATCATTACAACAGATACTACTTTGATCGAAATAGATTCGCATGTCGAAAATAGTTGCAACATGGTAGAAATAAATGTAAGTGATTTTGATTCACAGGTCGAAGAGATTACTCCGGTTCTTGACCAACCAAAAAAGACGAATAAAAATAGCGGAAATGATGGTGATAGCGATAGTGACGATACATCACAGTCAAATTCATCTTATACCACGATAGATTGCGATGACGAAGATGAAATGAAAATGATGCATAAGGAACAACATGATGACGGTGGTTCTCATGCTACTAATCGCGATGAAGATGATAGTGAAAGTGATGACAAAAGTGAAGATCGTCGTTACAGCCACAGCGATAGTGAGAGCGACAGTCACAGCGACGAAAGTTATTCCGATTACAGCGATGACGAACAGATCATCGTAAAAATACACGACTTTCCAATCCAGGCAATTTTACTTGAAAAATGTGTCAGCACACTCGACCATATCATGATGCGGGATGAACTGACAAAGGAAGAATGGACATCACTTTTGTTCCAAGTCGTGATGACACTTGTTATTTATCAAAAGATGTTCGCTTTCACACACAACGATCTACATACAAATAATATTATGTTCGTCGAAACAACAGAAGAGTTTATTTATTACTTATACGAAGGGCAGTATTACAAGGTTCCGACATATGGTCGTATATTCAAGATCATCGATTTCGGCCGTGCGATCTACACATTCCGTGGAGAACTTATGTGTAGTGACAGTTTTCATCCGAAAGGCGACGCAGCCACCCAATATAATTTCCCGCCGTATTATAATCCAGATAAGCCAACAGTCGAACCAAATTATAGTTTTGATTTATGCCGGTTTGCCTGCGCACTTTTCGACTATTTCATATATGATCTGCATAAAGTGGAGAAACTATGTAAATCGGACCCTATCATCAAGCTGGTTGTGAAATGGACAACCGATGACAAGGGACGAAACGTTCTTTATAAATCAAGCGGTGAGGAGAGATATCCCGATTTCAAACTCTATAAGATGATCTCTCGATCAGTTCATGGACATATTCCCGCAAAAGAAATACATAATCAACTATTTGATGAATACAAAATCACATATAAAAAATACAAGAAACATGCCACACTCTCCGCGAAATTCCTTAAAGACGGTAAGAATACGCACCTATTTATGGATGTAGATAAATTACCGTGTTATTGCGAAGTATTATAGTATGTAATGTGATGTGATGTGATGTGATGTGATGTGATGTTGTGATTCATAGTTTGCGTGGTATTCATTCATTTTCCTGATGACGACGACGCCGATTTTCGATCATCATGTTTCGATGCGCAGGAACTCCATTCTTTGCGATATACTCGATGTTACGCATCGTCCAACCCATGCTACAACCGGAATGTCCGACTTCCATATTATCGCCGACAAGCGTAACAATCCGATCTTCTCCATAACTGAACATGAATCCGCGATCGGCAGGAGGACTGTAGTTCGAGAGGTATTTCCAAACGTTGATTTCTTTCTCTCGAACCCCGGGTAATTGACCGACACGAATGATCGAACGCATTCCATCGCGAATCATGTCTTCCGACCATTTGTCGTTCATATATGATAAGTCACACGCATTTACAGCGTCCAACGTAAGAGGCCAATATTCTTCCATTTGAGTAGCAGGGGATCGCGCCAATTCAAAGGCAACGGATTCAGGAGCAACAACAGACGACATTATAATAGCGTAAGACGAATAATAATGAATTCATGCCATCAGCTTCAATATAAACATAACGTTTCAATTTTATGTTTATAAGAGACAAATACAATACAAATAAGTATTTGAATGGTTCATATTCATTTCATAGCATAAGCGAATCGATCTAACACCACACCAACAATAACTCCTAAGGATAAGCTTCCAGATACAAATCCAACAATCGCAGTAATCATCATAACTACCCATCGCCGGTCAAATGATTGCGGTTTGAACAAGCTGTCCCAATCGCCGGTTTTATAAACAACAAGCAACATAACACCTATTACTGCCGCAATCGGGATTTCGTTAATGGCGCGACCAAAGAAGAGACATATGACAATAAACAAAATACTCGTTATCACAGATGAAAACTGCGTTTTTGAGCCATTTGATAGATTTAGCTTACTTTGTCCCACCAGGACACAGCCGCCAAATCCGCCAGTTATACCTGTCGCGACATTCGCGATGCCTTGGACAATACTCTCTCGAAATGAATCACCCTTAACCCCTAATGCGTTCTCAGCATCTTTCACCATAATCAACGATTCTAATAAACCGGTAAATGCCATCGCCGCCGAAAATAGCAACATTTTTACAAGACTCTCTGCGTTGTATTTTATTTTACTAGATGTCACCGCGTCCTTTGAAATAAGGGAGGGCAGCTCCGACTTTAATTCTCCAATATCTTTGACGCGGTCAATATTGTAATACTGTGTAAATATGTAAATAAATGCCGTAATTGCGAACATCGAAACAAGACCGCCTGGTATATGGATATGTTGATCTTTGCTGTGCGTGATTTTAATAACACCGAAAAATGCGATCAAAGTAGATATTATGGTGAATAAAGACGTATTTGCCAACTTCAAGCCAGTTATCCAGTTATGCTCCTTATCTTTGAAATTATCCAATTGGTGAATCGCGATAAGACCAGCCAACGCAATCAAAAATCCCGACATGATATGTTTCGGAACATACGTAACATATTTGTAAAGACCAGTTATCGCCGCTAAAATCTGGATAACTCCACCGATGATAACTGTTGGAATAATATATTCTTTCCCGAGTAACGTAGATACACCGGCGATAGAAGTTGCTACTGCTGCGGTTGAACCCGATATCATCGTGGGCATCCCTCCAAATAACGAAGTAATGAGAGACATTACCATTGTGTTTTGAATCCCTGTATTCGGTGATAACCCCATAATGAAAGCGAATGCAATAGATTCTGGAATCAATAAGAGAGCAATCGTCAATCCCGAGAGAAATTCATTCACAAGTTGCGTTGGTGATGAATTCATTTTATGATAATAAAATAACACTATAATATTATAAGAATTTAATCTATTTTATTAAAGTTCATTCGCTTATGATGACATTCGCAAACGCAGTTTCTATTTTGGCACCAATAGTAAATTGTATTCAACTCTTTCCTCAATTATACAAAACATATCAAACAAAACATGTTAATGATTTATCGATGTACTCATTATGCTTATTCTTATTTGCAAGTATTTTATGGTTACTTCATGGTTATTTTATTCAAGATATGTCGCTTATGACTGCCGGTATTATAAGTGTAACTGTAAATGTATGTCTTATTGTATTATTCTTTAAATATCACCAGCGTATGTAAATTCAACATAAACAACATAATGTATATAAACATAAAATTGGTTATTTATATATCGACGTTGTATATAGAAATGACACGTAAAACGATTACAATCGAAGGAACGACATACGACATCACAGCGTTCAAACACCCCGGTGGAAATATCATCAATTATGCGATGAATTCTCCGGATGCGACAGAAATATTCAACGAATTTCATTATCGTTCGACAAAGGCAAAAAATGTCCTACGGTCGTTACCACATTATAATGATGGACCTGAAGTGATTGAACATGACCCAACGATGGTTATGACAGAACGCCACCAAGAAATGACGGCTGACTTTCGAGAGATGCGCGCTACACTCATCGATCAAGGTTGCTTTGAACCCGATTATATCCATGTCTATTTTCGATTATTAGAACTCGCATTTTATTTCGGTCTAGGAACATGGCTTGCTTCATGTAATATCTACGCATCAATTCTCTCGTTCGTCGCATTTAAGACGCGTTGTGGCTGGGTTCAACATGAATGCGGACATCTTAGTTTTACTGGAATCCGTGCGTTGGACCGCGCCGTCCAAACCTTCACAATGGGGTTTGGGGGCGGTGTCAGTTCATCAGTATGGAACACGATGCATCAAAAACACCACGCAACACCACAGAAAATTAAGCATGATATCGATTTGGATACAACACCACTTGTCGCCTTTTTTAACCGCGCATTTGAAGAGAACACGAATGGGAAAGCAGTATCGCGATTTATGAATCGATGGTGGATGCGTTTTCAAGCATGGACGTTTTTGCCTCTCGTCAACGGTATTCTCGTCCATTTGTTTTGGACATACTATCTTCATCCGAAAAAGGTATTTCACCGTTTGTGTTCAGCTCGAACGAGAGAAGTATATCTTGAAACCGCATTTGAAGCAGTATGTATGACTGGTTCTCATCTCTCGTTGCCTCTCATTTTTTATTCTGGTGGAGCAAGTGGCGGCGGCGTATTATGGTGTTATTTCCTTTTGATGGTCGTGAATTTCTGGAATTTCATCTATCTATTTGGTCACTTCTCTCTCTCACATACATATACCGGAGTAATTCCAGAAGATAAACATCTATTGTGGTTTGAATATGCGATTCATCACACCGTCAATATTTCTACGAAGTCACACCTTGTAACATGGATCATGGGATATTTAAATTTTCAAATCGAGCATCACCTGTTTCCGTCGATGCCACAATATAAAAACGCATTAGCAGCACCATACGTTCGTCGATTTTGCGCGAAATGGACTGACGCCGCGGGTTTGAAATACGTCGAGCATTCCTATACAACAGCGTGGCGGTTGATGTTATCAAACTTGAACACAGTTGGAAAACATTATTATGAAAATGGTATAGTTCATCACCGTTCAGAAGAAACAAAACAAGACACCACACAGTTACATGAACAAGAACAAGACACCACACAGTTACATGAACAAGAACCAGAACAAGACCTTCATCTGGATTAAAATCCAGGTGTATCCACAAATACTGCCGGCGCACCGCTGCCTCCACTACCGCCGCCAGCACCAGCACCGCCGCTACTAATATTCTCAAACTGATTCAAAATAAATACGGCTAAAATCGACGACACGCAAACAACAATCGAATCTCGAACCAAGACCTTCACCGGCTTTTGGTTGTCATGATCAACAAACCGCATTTCTATGAATTTCAACAAAAAATACACGATGGCGACAGAAGCGCCGATAATCGCTAATTTTGTCGTATTGAACATTCTTATCTAAGGGCCCTATGAATGTATATAGTTCTAAATAGACGTATATACATACAAATTCAATTATTTATTGATTTTTATACGCGACACCACGCTACGATGTCTGGAATGCCATGAGCACCGGCGGATAACAAATATACATAATTATACCTGCGATTGCTAAAAATGCGAAAGAAAAAATGAAGATGAGTAGATCGATAAGAACTATATTGTCATACCACTTTCCTTCATCTTCGTTGCCTTCACCAAACATAATATTATATAAATCGGCGAATATTTATATTATAAATAATATATACTTTACATCTTCATACTTACGCCAATACCTCAATATCGTCCAACAAAGGTGGCGCGTTGATTTCTTGAATATCGTTGAGTGTGTGAATATCGAGAGTATCCAGTCGAATATCATCACCAATCTTTAATCGTCCTACATCGGCTTCATCATCGTCCGCATCATCGTCGTCATGTGTCATATATTCATTCTTTCTCTCGGAAGCATCTGTTTCAAACGTTCGCACTTGATTCTCTCCGAATGAGATTCCACCACTACCGCCGCCGCTACCGCCGCCGCTACCCCCGCCGCTACCGCTTTCCAACGTGTCATTTGCTCTGATTGTCGATTCAGTTGATAATACATTCGCACTTCCATTTAATTCACCAACAAAATCAAGTTGGTCGATTGTAGCGGACGACGTGTTATTTCCGGCGCTATCGCTGCCACCACCGCCATCTTGGTCACTCACCCGATCACGATGACGTCTTCGACGGGTGCTTCCATGATGCTGTCGGCGCCTCGCCGAGAGATTGGCGTCATCTTCCGATATAATAGGCTCTTGTTGGATCACCTCTTCATTTTCGGTGACTTCTACGACATCTTCAATCGTTTCTTCTAAATACATCTTAATGAGTTCCTCCACCGGTATATTATCGCGAATCGTATTATAAATACATTCCTTCACAATAATCTCGAATTCACGATTGTTACGCTGTGTATGAAGAGGCTGGATCCCTCTTTCAAAAATATACACATTGGAATACAACTTTCGCGCAGTATTCACATAAATCTTATGAATAAAGTCAGCCAATTGTGGTATTTTTATATCCACCTTCTTTTGTTTGTTTCCAACACGCATAACTGTCATACACTTCAAATGAATAATATGAACACATGTAATCAAATCTTCTAAATACCCGCATGTGCTGCGCTCTTTGATTCGCGCAGTCTCTTCTTTGATAATATTGGGGTTCCATTTCGGGACTCTCGAGAGAAGATTCTGAAACGTCATAAGATATTTGTCTTGTTCCTTATTTCCGACACATAATTTAACGGCCTCATCGAAAATCGACCGAATACCTTCTTGGATAAGTGGTGTCAGAATATTCACAAGTCGAGACGCCCATTCATTCTTGGATTCATAAAGAGACGTAACCGAATAATCATCCATCGTAAGCCTAAAAATGATAGTGACTGATACTGGACCTTACATAAATGAAATATTTTCTAAACTCAGATTACAACGAAATACTATAAAATGAAGAAAATAAAATAGTAATAGTTTCTCATTTCTAAATTCTTTTCGCACCTTGTCAAACATAATGAGTAGTTCATATCTGCGAATATCGTTCATCTCTGGATGTGTATGAATAAAATCGATCACATCGATCCCGGAATAACCCTGTTCATATAAAGATACTGCCAAATCTAGTATTTGTTCATACTCTTTGCTTGACGCTGTTGTATCAATATCACCTATCTTAATGAGTTCGGACAACGTATGTTCTCTCGATTTCAATATTTTGTTTGTATTACATACTTTATCGGCGAGATATGTATGAAGATTAACAGCGATTGGCTCTGATTCTGAGCGATTTCGAATCATTGGAGGTGGAATATAGATATCACAAAATCGTGACAATATCGGTTTTAATAAACTATCTTTATTTTCAACGATTATAAAGAACCTCGTAGAAGAACTGAATAATTCGATACATCTTCGTAGTGCGGATTGTGCGTCGATCGTCAGTTTATCGGCGTTCGTCAAAATCACCGACTTAAAAATGGTTCCTTCTTTCATGTCGATATTGGTCTTCGCAAAAAATTTCAGTTCTTCTCGAATAAAACGTATGCCTTTACCATGCGCACAATTGGCTCGCATGACGTAGTTTTTGATTGCGGTTTTATCGCCGCCATAAATCGAATGTATAAAACGGTTTAATATAAATGTTTTACCTGATCCATGAGGTCCATAAAATATAATATTCGGGATTTTTCGGTTTTCAATAAAGACGTTTAACTTATGATGAATATTTTTATGGATATCTTCTAATTCCGGGTTTTCGAGGTTTTCCAGTTTTTCGATATGGCTTGTCATGATTACAGCAGTAGGTTGTAATAATGAGAATATATTATTTAACTTCATTTCACGCATAGATTCCAGAGATACACACAACTGTGTTATTAAAAGTTAATCACTTGATCGTATGGCTGAACATTCGACAATTTTCCAGGCATATTGCTCTTGCCATCGTTGACAGAACCGGCGCCAGCGCCACCTGCCTCGCCGTCGGTATAATAATAGTTAGTAGTATAATAATAGTTCGTTGGTTTTGACGCAGCATAAAAGGGTGATTCCTCTTCGTATCCCTGTCCGTTATACATACCGAGGTAAGCAGTAGCGGCAGGTGATCCATCTTCATAATAATACGCATTACGACGGTCCGTGCGTTGGTTACTTGCGGGGTCATTCGGGTCGATCCAGTTTCCGACTGTGCGAATGATATTTCCGGCGGCATCACGTATTGAACCGAATAATCCTGGGCTTTGTCCTTGTCCATATCCTTGGCCATATCCTTGGCCATATCCATGTCCTTGTCCAGGAGGCACACGACCGGGGCGTCCATACCCGCGGAAGTTGCGCGTAATACCGCGGCGGTATATATCGTCTTCATCAAGTGATGACGCACTCGTTTCTCTCGCAATATCATCATAACTTGTGCGTGTGGTCGCGAGCAAATTCTTCTCGATCTGGGTTCCATCCGGCAAATACGTTGCCCAACGAATCACTTTGAGGCAATCCGCATCAATACGGCATGCGTCTGAACCGGTCTGTCCTGGATTGTTACACTTCCATGGGCATTTGCGCATTAACAGAATATTATTACCATCCGCGGATTTAACGACGTTGCCGTTAGCATCTAACCGATAAATATTTTGGCAGTTGCCTTCATTGCTCGATAATGTAGACGGCTCTGCACATTTACGCACATGACCATCATCACCATAACGCCAGTTGGCGCCATCATACCATGAATCGGGATGGCTGGCGATAAGACGGTTACGGCGGGCAACTGCGACGTCATATTTCAGCTGGGCTTCTGTTTTTGCGGTCGTGGTAGTGGCAGAACGAAGTGCTCGATACGCACTTTCATACTCCTTCTGCGCTTCAATTGCCCAATTCATCTGGCGTTTCACATCCGAAATAAGAACTGACGATGCTGCCGATGTCACGTAGGTGGTTCCATCACTTGCGGTTCCAGAAGAGGTAGGAGATCCAGAAGAGGTAGTGGTAGAACTACGAGGTTCAATCGCAGGAAGATTAAACTCGCCTTGGTCAAGGACGCCACCAACAGCGTTGAATGTTCCACCGAGAGATGGTGCAGGAGAACCTTTATACGTTCTAATTTTTGCTTGGGTGATCGTGGTTCTTGATGCTGGTGTCTGGAGACCGGCGATCGATAAACGAATCGGCGTATCTTTTGGTAAAGCGCCACCCACAGTAAATGCGACAACATTCACGCCACCTCCATATGTATTGATGTCTGATGGAACAACTCCCGCATCCGAAATGGTCGATAATGTGCTTTGTAATTGCGTGGACGGGTTTGTCCAACTAAATGAAATCCCCAAATCGACATTCGCAGTTCGGGTTACATACGGTACTTGAACTAGGAAAATATCACCCGACACTATCGCATTTGTTAGCATAATCGTCATGGAAAATGTAGTGGCGGTGCCCGTATAATTCGGAGACAACTGTGGACTTTCCGTTGATATTTTCCGGCATGTTATGAATTCCGGCGCACCTCCATATGTTGTATCATTAAATATACGCAAACGTTTCGCAGCATCAGACGGCCATAAATTTACGAAAACCAGAATCGGTGAAACACTCGATGGTTCGGCGCTACTAGATAGAGAGACGTTGGCCAAGTCAGTTCCTGGAGCCGTAGCTGATGATGGATTAATCTCAGCATTCTTCCATTTTAGACCAGAAAGTTCAAGCGAGTATTTTCCTGCTGCCATAGGAGTGGTGGTTTGTATTGTATAACGAATCACGAAATAGCCGGCATCCGGCTGACCATCCGCAGCGACGCTCGCTACCAACCCACGGTTATTTTCGGCGGTATCCAAATTCGCGCCAGTTCCAGCCGACGTTCCAACGGTAGCAGGTAAAGGACCAGTATACGCACGCATCACGAGAGACAATCCTGTTGCGTCGGTGTTCTGAATATAGTAGGTCGGAACCTTTATCGTAATCACTTTCGCAGCGTTGGCACCATTTCCATCACCAGTTGCGCCACGTAATTCCGCGGTGGTTGTAAATAAATACCGAAACATAGTAGGTGTGTCTTTCACATATGAGCACTGATTGATGAGCAGTGAGCCATCAGTACGCGAACCCTGTGTATTTGCGGGCGAATGTGTGCTCTGTGTTCTTACCTCACCCAAATATCGAACGTGATCATTCATCGTTAGTCCTTCAATTATTCCCGTGCCATATCCTTCTGATGGTGCGATCCAACGACTAAACCCGCCATTTCGATATGTGCGTGAAACCCAAACACTCACTAATATTACTAAAATGAGAACGAATATCACCGTGTATTTGTCTTGGAATAATTCACGGAAGTTCATTTATAATTATAATATTATAACTATAATAATGTTATAAAATTATCTCTGAAAAAAGGCATATACGGCTGGACACTAGCTAGTTATCTTAATACGTTTGCAGACTATGCGTATATGGGTTCTGTCTAAATGCGTTCAAGATGTCCGGCTGTATTCTCTCGTTCAACTTTGCTTCATCGTAACTTTGCGGCATCGTCATCTTGCCGTAAATATCGATGCTTGGAATCGATGATGGAGCATTCGTCATCACCATCGCGCGGTTATTCACACGGTCGGCGTCGATGCGGTCAATTTGAACATTCGTATTCGAGTTAAAGAGAGACATCGACCCATGGTTAGTCACATTTTTATAGGTCTTATTCACATTATTGCGTTGGTTATATGCGGCGTTGTATAATCCATTTCCCATACGCGTTGCTGCGCCACCGGCTGTTCCTAAATAATCAGTGCTGGTGGTCGCACGTTCAGTATCCACCGGAGTGTTCTGAGAGATCAAATAACCAGCCGCAGCTTGGCGTTCAACATTCAAGTGGTCAAACCCAACCAATCCAACAGTTGTCTCCTTGATGGTTGTAGGGGCGCGATCTGCCGGATTGAATGTTGCGGTCACAGCAGCAGGGACAGGCATACGCGCATTCTCATAAAGTCGCGCATTTCCTACTACGTTCTCTTTACGGGATGGTTTCAGAACATCCAATAATGGCGCAACAACAGCCTTAAGTGCGCCATGAATACCACCCATCTCATTCGGGCGAACAGTCGTTCTATTATTGTGTGTAAATTTATAGCTCATCCGACCAAAGTCGGATTCTGTTGCGGTATTTCTCTCCGCAGCATAAGGATTGATAATCGGCTTACCATCATAGGTCTGTCGACGCGTATCTTCGAAATTTTTAGGAGCATACATCGCGCTACCTCCATCCGCAGGAGCCGTCGCACCAAAATATTCCGTTGTCGTCGTCTGACGATTGCTCTCTCGGTCGATCTCGGTCGCACGTTGCGTTTCACCCTTTTCGGCGCCGGTTGTTGTGAACCATCGGTCGGGTGTATTCACGAAAAATGTATCTGGTAAATGCTTTTCCATTCGTCCTAAGGTAGCAGCGGTTGGCGCATTTTGAACGTAATGTGCGGCAGGACCTTGATGACCTTCGAGAGAATACGACAACTTCGGATTCGTCTTTACACGTAATTCATCAACACCTCGATCAATCCATTTCTCTCGTGCATCCATTCCTGAATTAAATCCAAGAGTTCCTTGTGTGCTATATCCCTGATCCAAACCAGGTCCAACACGAACTTCTTCCCACGGTTTCACGTTTGCGATCTTCATGCTCGGAAGGACGCGTGACTGATAAAAATCATTCTGGTTCGGCATGCCATTCGGGTGATGCATATTTTCCTGAGGACGGAAAAGCGGTGCCTGTTCTGTTTTGCTAACATATTGCGAGCCGCCGCCTACTTTATTATCAAGAACGTTCTCATGCATATTTGCGCCAGTTGTCAAACCACGCACTTTCGCACCATAATATGGTTCCATGTTATTGTGAGTAAAGGACATCGGGTCGATTTTGGATCCGGTGAGAGAAGTAAAAGCATCTTTGCTATAATTATCGCCAAATTGAGTGTCTAAACCTTCTCCAATAAGTCCTGTGCTTGATATAGAACCCGCGACCGGAATAATGTCTTTTTTATCATTTGAAAAGTCGCGGCCCCGTTCCGCAATACCGCGAAGTATGCCTACACCTCCAACACCACCCGCAACACCGGCCGACATCTTATCATAATCTACGTTATTGGCATAATATCGATCGGTGTGTGTATTTGGGTTCTTATATTCGTTAACATTCGTTCCTGTATTTGGGCGAACCACAGGATAATTCGTAATTGGAATACTCATGTTTGGCAAATACCTGGCGTTATTCGCGTTTGGATTACGATAACCTTCGCTCAATACTGGGGGATTTTGCCGATTTGATGCGATATACGCTGCTCCAAGACCGCCTAATATTAATGCGATTTCGGCCATTCTGTTATCTCTTATTAATATGTGGTATTATTATATGCGGTATTAATATATGTGGTATTATATATAATATTCTAATAATATTCGAATAATATTAGAATACGATAATCATAGTGGCAATATTCAAATATTATGAAAACAAGGCGGTCGTTCCGCTAAACTGACGGATATCACCGACACCCTCAACACCGCCAGTGCCACCAGCTCCGCCGAATCCTTCGCCTAAACCGCGCTCATTATCACGCCTTCCACCAACCATACCTTCTAGCGCAGGATTGCGATTGGATGGGTGAACTGTGTAATACGTGTCATCTGAAATACCTGGAACAGTCGTCTGCGAAACAAAACGGTCCTTTTCAATAATACGTGTATTCAGATTGTTAAAGAAAGGCATAAATACATTTTCCTGAGGGTCAAAATGAAGCATTTTCCAGTTATCTTGTTCGACATCCCGCAGCATCCAAGCCGGGTGTGTAGCACGTGATTGTTCGACAGAACTACCACCACGCGTTGGGCAACGTATCATTTCATTTGTGCGAGTAGCAACCGATGCGCGTTCATCATGATGATAGTTTTCAACCGAATCACGGTTTAAACGACGCGAAAGACCGAATAACTCTGCTTCAACATCGACGGAGTTGGTCATAATATTTCCTGCCCAAAACTGCGCACGAACATATGGGTCTTCGTAATAAAGCGGCTTATCGCCAGGACCGGGAACATTCAAACAATACCGGCCTACATCGGTGGATTGTTGAAGCTGTTTTTTAATACGATCCGGATCATCATGAAATCTTGTGAATGACATAGTAAATGATTATAAATATGCGAGTAATATTATTAAATGACTATTATGAGTAATAAATATGATATGATTATTATATGAATGTAAAATAAAATTAACCTAAACACATTTATGTTAAGAATATACTAAGTCAAAATCGTCGAAATAAACATGACTGACGTTGAGATTAAATCCAAACCGTCTAAATCTTATACAATATGCCTCAATATGATTGTAAAAAATGAATCGCATATTATCACGAAGACACTCGAAAATCTTACGAGTTACATCGATTTTGATGCTTATTTTATATCAGATACAGGCTCCACTGATAATACGATGGAACTTATCCGCGACTTTTTCAGAAAAAAAAACATTCCAGGATGTATTGAACAAGTCGAATGGAAGGATTTCGGGTTCAATCGAACCTTAGCATTACAGATGGCGTTTAATAAAACTGATTATCTCTTTATATTCGACGCAGATGACACGATTCATGGTGATTTTCGGATGCCGCGTGATCTAACTCATGATGCATATCAATTAAAATTAGGTGAATCATTTGTATATTTGCGAACGTTAATTGTAAATAATCGTAAGAGATGGCGTTATGTCGGTGTGCTTCATGAATATATCGCGTGTGTTGATAAAGAAGAAAGCTCATATGCGATAGAAGGAAATTATTACGTGGAATCTGGACGTATTGGTAGTCGTAATCAAGACCCGAATAAATATATCAAAGATGCGGAAGTCTTGGAACGCGGCTATCAGGAAGAGCTCGCAAATGAAGTGAGTGGTGTGGTTGTTAGAAATGGCGGCGGCGGTCGTTCGCTTGCCGAGAGATACGCGTTTTATTGTGCGCAAAGCTGGATGGATGCCGGTCCCGCTTATATTGATAAAGCGATTGAATGGTATCTTCGTGTTCTTTCTCAAAACAACTGGAATCAGGAAAAATATTATAGTGCTTTGTGTCTTGGAAATTTATATTACAAAAAAGGCGACAAATATAACTCACTAAAATACTATTGTGCCACGATGGAATACGACGAAGAGCGAATCGAAGGAATTGCCACTTTAATGGAGAATCTTCGAGCGGATGGAAGCCACGTGATGGTAAATGCTCTGTATCACAAATATAAAAATTACATTAAGTATCCTCAAAACAAGTTGTTTCTTTCAACTGACAAATACAACGATATCATCGAGTATAACAATTCAATATCGGCATTTTATATATCAGACAAACGAAGCGGATATGAATGTTGTAAAACAATACTTCGACACAATATTATGCCGTTTCATTACATGTCATCAACATATAGCAACTTCGTATTTTATCGTAATTTTTTCGAAGAGGAAAGTTATCCTGAATTATTGCGATTATTTTTTGTCGTTGATCATTTTCTATCGATTATCGCATCCAAAAATGATACATTCAACGATGATGATATCGAAACATGGAACCGCTTATTCGTGAAGGTAAAAGACGCACTTATCGCACCATGTGAAATTATCACGTCCACGTCTACGTCTACGTCCACGTCTACGTCCATCATGACGAAACCCGACGATGTTCTTGACAAAGCATGTGATGTGTTTCATTTGTCGCGTTCAGTAGAAAAGTTGGCTTATATTGACAAAAATATACCAATAATTCAAATGAATGAAGCATCACGAAACATCACTGTCTTACGTAACCGAATCTCTCCGCGGGTGATGATTACATTCACTACATGTAAGCGCCTTGACCTATTTCAACAAACCGTGAATTCGATTTTAAACATGTGGTCGGATATTCATAAAATCGATTACTGGTTTTGTGTAGATGATAATTCTAGTAAAACCGATCGAGAACAAATGAAGTCACTTTATCCATGGATTGATTATTATATGAAAGGACCGTCTGAAAAGGGTCATCGTCCGAGTATGAAAATTATATGGAATAAACTAAACGAGTTGCGACCTGATTATTGGATACATATGGAAGATGACTTTCTATTTCACACACCAGGTAGTTATATCGATAAAGCAACAGAAATGATGACAGATGCCCGAAATTCGGGTTATAATGTCCGACAGATATTATACAATCGTAACTATGGAGAGACAATTCAAGATTATAAGATACAAGGTCATCGTATGTTACGACGTATGAGACATGAGGTCGCGCTTCATCAACATAAACATGTTGGAGAAGATGTCGGTTATCCAAACTGCCATTATTGGCCGCATTATAGTTTCAGACCGTCAATTATTGATGTTGATGCAATTCTTACTGTTGGAAATTATGATACACCAAACCAGTTCTTTGAAATGGATTACGCGATTAAATGGACCCAATTAGGGTTTCTATCTGGATTTTATAATCATATTACAAATCGGCATATCGGACGTCTTACATCAGAAAGAAACGATAAGACGCAGCCGAATGCGTATGAACTGAATGATGAAAGTCAGTTTACCGCACCAACTGTGACTTTTACTACATGTAACGCGAATATTTCTGATACGACCCCATTATCTGTTATTCATAATGAAAATCCTGGTCAATCAACAACCATAAAATCGAAAAAATACATTTCATCACTTCCGTTCGATGACGGATTTGGAGCGCAATACCAGCGATTTATTTGGACATGTATTTACGCAGAGGAATATGAAAATGCTATTTTTGTATATAAAAGCCCTATTAAAATCGCACATAACTATACCGCAGAACCACAGTTTATCGAAAAGATGGAAAATATTATGAATATGAAGCCGCACTACACGAATCATGAAGACATCTGTTACGAACCCGGAGTGACAATTATTACACCAGAATTTTATGACGTATTCAACTATGTTGAACAAAATATTGACGCATGCATGAAGAGTAAAAGTATGATAAGGATTAAAGAACATTATTGGGGAAATAAAAATCGTAGTGATGAACGAAAACGATTATTTCGTATAAGAGGTTCATTATCAACCGACGTTTATACACATCACCTAGCATTACATATACGACGACCTAATTGTGATGATACTCGCCCCAACGGTGGTGAAGAATATACAAATGACTATTATATTCAGAGTCTTTTAAAAATACGTGGTACTTATCTAAAATACGATGCAAATAATAAGATCCAGTTTCATATCTATTCGCAGGGCAAACCGGAGAATTTTACAAATATATGCGTTCATCCAATCATTGGAAAGGATATCATGATGCATCTTGATGATAATACAGAAGATACATTTGTTGGTATGACTGTGGCAGATATTCTTGTTACATCCGCAAGTTCATATAGTTATACTGCTGCCTTTTTAAGTGAAGGTGATATATATTATACTCACTTTTGGCATAAACCATGTAGTTGGTGGAATAAGTTAGACAAATCGGTTTGAAATCATTTTATTCTAATATAATTATAACAGTATATAATACCTGCGAATATGATGAATCAAAGACTAGAAACGCATGATGATAAATACGGTGATTCTGATTTTTTAGCTTATCGTGATATCGCAATCGATGATTTTCGTAAAAGTGAAAAGGAGTCCAAAATTCAAATTATCAAAAAGATGGTTGAGCTTCGTCATAACATGAAATACAATAAACATTTACTATCGGTGTATTTAAAGGCTAAATCGTTATTTGATACTATGGTTGATGAGCATCGTTCTCAAATCACTTATTTAGAGGAAATCTATCATCACATCAATAACATGATTCGTGAAAACCATTCCAAACGTAAAAGTAACATAATGACCGAACTGTTAAAAGATAAAAAGCGTATCGGCATATTACTAAAAAATATGCGAAATAGTTATGACAAATTAACAAACGTATATACGGTGCTTGATGTTACAGTTCAAAAAATGAACGAAATGATTGTTTCTTTGGAAGAAGCAGACGCGGATGTCGAAGCTGGCTCTGAATTGGACGAACACGAATACGAAGACCCTGACGATGACGAAGACAAATACGAAGACCCTGACGATGACGAAGACGATGACGATGACGAAGACGAATACGAAGACCCTGACGAAGACGAATACGAAGACCCTGACGAAGACGAAGGCGATGACGAAGACGATGACGAAGACGATGACGAAGACGATGACGAAGACGACGATGATGATGATGATGATGACGAAGACGAAGACGAATACGATGACCCTGACGAAGACGAAGACGAATACAATAACGATAACGCAGA